GTGTTGGTGATAGGATTATGCAAATTATGATTATTCCACATCCTGAAATTGAATTTGAAGAAGTAGAAGAATTAAATAACACCGAAAGAGGCGAAGGCGGATTCGGTTCAACTGGAAAATAATATGAGTTTTTTCGCAAACGATATAAACAAAAGAGAACATAGTTTGTGGGTGGAGAAATACCGTCCACAAACTCTTGCTGACTATGTTGGTAATGAAACCATCAAAGAAACAATTCAGCAATATTTAGATGCAAACGACATACCACATTTATTGTTGTATGGAAAAGCAGGTACTGGTAAGACCACACTTGCTAAACTAATCGTAAACACAATCAAATGTGACTTTATGATTATCAACGCATCGGATGAAAACAATGTGGATACTGTTAGAACAAAAGTAAAGAACTTCGCATCATCGGTTGGTTTCGCAGGTTTCAAAGTAATCATATTAGATGAGTTTGATTATATGACACCCGGAGCACAAGCGATTTTGAGAAACTTAATGGAAACATTCAGTAAGCATTGTCGTTTCATCTTAACTTGTAACTACATTGAGAAAATCATTGACCCTATTCAAAGTAGATGTCAGTCTTTCGCAATCACACCTCCGACTAAAAAGGATGTAGCAGTTCAGGTAGCAAAGATATTAGATGCTGAAAAGATTAAGTATGAACCAAAGAATATGGCTGATGTGATTAATTCATATTATCCAGATATTAGAAGAATACTTAATACTTGTCAATTACAATCTGCAAAGGGAGAATTAAAAGTAGACCATAGAGTAATGGTTGAAGCAAACTTTGCAACTAAACTTATTGAACTCTTAAAAGCAGACGATGATAAGAGAAATATGTTTATGAAAATTAGACAGGCAGTAGCTGATAATAGATTAAACGACTATTCGGAAATGTATACAATGTTATACGACAAAGTGGATGAGTACGCAAGTGGAAATGTAGCAAATACAATCTTAACAATTGCAGATGGTCTTTCAAAGGATGCATTGGTAGTGGATAAAGAAATCGTATTTATGTCTACAATTATACAAATATTAAACATTATAAAATAAACAAAATGGAACAAGGACAACAAATGAACCAATTACCCCCAAATTTTAATCTAAACGATGCAAGGGATATGGATTGTGATTGTGGTGGAAAAATTTTTCTACCAGGTTATAGATTCAAAAAAATTAGTAGATTATTAACAGGTGCACCAAAAGATTCGGTTATGCCTGTTGAATTATATATTTGTGCAGGATGTGGTAAACCATTGAACGAATTATTACCACAAGAATTGCAAGAAACTACAATTATAAAATAATGGCAGTTAAAAAGTTATTTGACCATCTAAATGCAATAACTACCGAACAAGACCCAAATTATTTTGATAAACTTTCAGAAGAGGATTTGAAATCATGGAGTAACTTTATGGTAAATCGTTTCCTTTCTATGAAACCAGAGTGGGTAGAATTGATTGCAACCCTACTTCCTTTGAGCCAAACTTTGTCTCCAAAAGAAATGTATAAGTTGTATATTAATGTTATCCCAAAAGGTAAGTATTTCTTAAAATATGTTAAAGGTAAATCGGAAGATAAATACGAACAATTCATTGTGGATTTATTAAAAAAAGAATACGATTGTTCGGAAAATCAAGCAATAGAATATTTAGAAGTTCTCTATGCTTCAAGAGAAGGTAGAGAATATTTGAAATATGTTAGTGAAAAATATGGTATAGATAAAAAGCAAATAACTAAATTGAAACTTAAGATATAATTTGGTAAATCCAATTATTTGTCTTATATTAGATTTAATATGGCAAGAGTATCATTTTCACAATATAGTATGTGGCATAACTGTCCACAACAATACAAATTAGCATACATAGATAAGTTAGGTGAGTCATCGTCTAACATTCATTCAATCTTTGGAACTGCAATGCACGAAACACTTCAAAATTATTTGGAGAAATGTTTAAGAATATCAAAGTCACAAGCTGACAAAATGATTGACTTACAAGAGTATCTAAAAGAAAGAATGAGAGATGCATATCTTAAAGAAACGGAAGGGGAAATAGGAAATACAACAATATGCACCAAAGAAGAAATGGTGGAGTTTTTAGAAGATGGAAATGTCTTATTAGATTGGTTTCAAAAACCCAAAAACTTTAACAAATTCTTTTCGTTAAAACACGATGAGTTGGTAGCAATTGAACAACCTATAAACACAAAGATTTCTGAGAATGTAAACTTTATGGGTTTCATAGATTTGATTATCAGAGACACATTTACAGGTAGATATAGAATCATTGACTTTAAGACTTCTACAAGGGGTTGGAGTAAGTATCAAAAATCAGACCCAGTTAAAAGTGCACAAATTCTATTATACAAAAAGTTCTATGCTGAATTACTAAATATTTCCGAAGATGTGATTGATGTTGAATTTATCATTTTGAAAAGAAAAGTAGAAGTAAGAGAGGATATCCCAACACATAGAATTAGTAAACACATACCTGCAAATGGTAAGGTATCAGTCAACAAAGCCTGGAAGGGTTTTACGGAGTTTGTAGAGAGTGTTTTTGACAAAGATGGTAATTATAGAACCGATGTAGAATATCGAAAGAACGCAACTAAACTATGTGAATGGTGTGAGTTTTTTGATAGAGGAATATGTGATAGAGGATTAAAAAATGTATTATAAAATTAAAAAATCAATAATTATTTATAAATAAAAAGTTATGGCAAAAAAGAAGATTCTGTTATTATCGGATGATTTAAGAATGGCAAGTGGTATTGCAAACGTTTCCAAACAATTAGTAATGGGAACGGTTGATAAATACGATTGGGTTCAATTAGGAGCTGCAATCAAACATCCAGAAGCCGGAAAGGTGTTAGACCTAAATGAAGATGTTAGAGAAAGAACCGGTGTAAAAGATGCAAGTGTAAAAATTTATCCATCCGATGGTTATGGTAATCCTGACATCATTCGTCAATTGTTAATGGTTGAAAAACCTGACGCAATTCTACACTTTACAGACCCAAGATATTGGATTTGGTTATATGAGATGGAGCATGAAGTTCGTCAATCAGTACCTTTATTCTTTTATCATATTTGGGATGATTTACCAGACCCAAAATACAATAGAGATTACTACGAAAGTTGTGATTGGATTGGTTGTATTTCAAAACAAACTTATGGTATTACCCGTAGAGTTTGGGGATGGGATAGAGAAAAACATTGGACTAAGCCTGCAGATTGGCAAGTAAGTTATGTACCACATGGTATCAATTCGGATTTATACAAACCAATTGAAGTTCCACAAGAATTCAAAAAAGAAATATTTGGTGATAAGGAATATGAATTTGTTCTTTATTGGAATAATAGAAATATTCGTAGAAAGCAGGCCATTGATGTTATTTTGGCATTTGACAAATTCGTTGAAGCATTAAGACCAGAAGAAAGAAGTAAAGTATGTTTATTAATGCACACTCAACCTGTGGAAGAACATGGTACGGATTTACCAAGAACAATTGCAGAATGTTGTTCACCTGAAACAAATGTAATATTTGCACCTGATAGATATTCCGAAGAACAATTGAACTATCTTTATAATATGGGTGATGTGACAATCAATGTAGCATCAAACGAAGGATTTGGTTTGGCAACGGCAGAATCGGTAATGGCAGGAACACCAATCATAGTAACGGTTACAGGTGGATTACAAGACCAATGTGGATTTAGAGAAAGAGGTACGGGTAAATTACTAACCGCAGAAGATTATGTAGAAATAGGTTCATTACACGATAGACATAGAAAAGCGGGTGTAGTTTGGGGAGATTGGGTTAAACCAATTTGGCCAGTTCGTTCATCTACGGGTTCGGTTCCTACTCCATATATCTTTGATGATAGAGTTGATTTTGAAGATATTACTCCTTTAATTATGGATTGGTATAAAACACCAAAAGAAGATAGAGATAAAGCTGCACTAAAAGGTAGAAAACATTTTATGGGTGAAGGATTATTAAGTAGAGAAGCAATGTGTAAAGAATTGGTTGATGGTATGGAAGGAGCATTTGAAAATTGGAAACCAAAAGAAAAATTTAAGTTAATAGAGTTATAGTATGAAACCAACATTAGTATTTCAAGCACCAGTAGCAACAAGAAGTGGGTATGGTGACCACGCAAGAGATTTATTACACTCTCTTTATAAATTAGATAAATTTGAAATTAAAGTAATCAGCAC